AGATTGAACGGCAATAGTAATTGATGTGACGCCAGCGGGGACAATGTAGCAATATGTTCCCGGCGTTGTATAAAGAGTTTGACCTCTTGTTGCGGAGGTTGTAATACTGTTACTCGCTGCACTTGCCGCGCCTTGCCCTGCTGAGTTAGTGGCTCTAACTGTAAACGTATAAGCAGTGCTTGGACTTAACCCAGAAACAGTAATTGTTCCAGACCCAGCCGTGCTTAATGTACCAGTAATTCCGCCCGGAGAAGAAGTAGCCGTGTAGGTAGTAATAGTTGCGCCACCGTTACTAGCAGGTGCCGTATACGCAACGGTAGCAGTGGTAGAACCAGTTGCAGTTGCAGTTCCAATTGTTGGGGCACCGGGAACCGTTGCAGCGACTGTAGCCGTTGAATTAGAGTTTGCGGAAGCGCTTCCACCCGCATTGGTAGCAGTGACTACACACCTAATTGTATTGCCAACGTCCGCCGCAACTAATGTATAGGTACTACTTGTGGCCCCACCAATTGGGGTTGTAACCCTCTGCCACTGATAGGTAAAAGTTGGAGACGGGGCCCCAGTCCAAGTGCCGTTGGTTGTGGAAAGTGTTTGACCAAAGGTTGCCGTTCCTGAAACTACAGGGGCAACTATGTTGACTGGTGCTGAACGGTAGCTCCCCCCCACAAATGCACTAAGAATTCCGCTCATGTCAAAGCGGTCCCTGTAATAACCCAAGCAGTGCTGGTAATTTTGAGCGCATTGGCCACGCCGTATTGAGCCAGAGTTCGGGTTCCGGTTGTTCCGGTGCCGCCCAAATACATGGTATCAGTTGTAATTGCAATGCTGATTGACGTAGCAGACAAATTGACAAACGCAATTACAGTACCAATTGGGTACGCTACAGAAGCGTTAGCTGCAATTGTGTAAGTTGCCGCCCCTGCTCCTAGTGCGTGGAAAATGTGCCTACCCGAATCCCCCAGCACGGTGGTGTAGTTACCAGTCTGAGCATTTTGCGGAATGTTAAGGTAGCCGCCAGCGGGGAAAAAATCAGTACCGTTGTATACGAGTGTAATGTTGCTACTTGGAGCAACTACAGTTCCTGTCTGTCCGGTTGCTTTTACCGTCACCGAGTAGGTAGTCGAAAGATTGACTACCGTGTAAATTTTACTCGCCGCAGGAACCGTAACAGTAATGTTTACCGACGCTGGGTTGCAAAGCAGTATCGCATATTGAGATGACGTAGTGCCAAGACTTGCGTTAGTTGTTTTAGTTAGCGTGGCATCCGTTGTGATTGTGGTAATTGTTCCGGCAACGGCAGAATCAATATATGTTGTTATAAAGTTGTTGACCGTATCGCCCCATGTGCCCGACAACTCTCCTTGCACTGGAAGCGCGAGTCCTAAGAGGCTGGTGTACGAGGTTGCCATTTCAGTCCTTTAAACAGTTGCTATCTCAACCCAATTAGGGTTTTCGGTGTTAGTAATACTTGTCCAATTAGGCGTCTGACTATCATTGATGAGGCTCCAATAACTAGCGCCAATATTCCCAACATTGCCCATTGCGGGGCATCCGGTAATAGCAACTAGACGCTCACCTACCGAAACCGATTGTACGTCCCCACTAGCCGAAACGCCAGATATCGCCTGTTCATACACAGCGCTAGAAGTTACGCTACCAACGTCACCAGAGGACAGTACGCCGGTTAAATTTACAGCAACATCAAACCCAACGCTGCCAACCAAACCAACCGCATCAATCCCGGTTTCAGAGGGATTTTCAAACGCTGCAACAGTCCCAACCAATCCAGATACAGCTACACCACTAATCTCAACAGTTCGCTCTCCCATAGAGACAGAGTCAACTGAACCCGTCGCTAATACTCCGGTGGTTGGGATAGCAAATACAATATTGTCAACATTGCCGGTGGCGGAGGTTCCGGTAATGCTTACAGTTCTATCGGTAGCAATTATGCCGACTAGAGCGTTAGCGTGAACTTCTTGAATTTCAGGTACGGGATACGGGTCAACCCCACCAACGTCTGGGCTGGCTAATACCCCGGTAAGAATAAAATCCTTGTTGTATACAGTTGAGCCAACAAAACCCGAACCATTTACACCAGATAGCGCGACTGTTACCGATTTACCGGGGGCGCTAACAGAACCAGAGGCAACGGTGCCGGTTAGGGCAGCTTGCTGCCCTCCCCAAGTATTGCTACCCCAAGTACCGGACCCCCAAGCGGTAGCCATTTTAGGTTGTTGCTAACCGAAGAAGTGCAGTGGTGATTGTGTTGCTTGGCATCGTCAGCGTAAACGTACCGGCAGTGATGGTCTGTGAACCAAAAGTATGAACACTGACTGCCCTGTTACTCTGCGAAGAGTTGTAAATCAACACCGTATCAAACGCCGTTGAAAGCGTGACGTTTGTATAAGTAATTGAAGCAGAGGGTGTCCAGTAGCCAACGCCCGCAGTTGCGGATGAATTAGTAGCAATCGGAGCAGTAGCGCCTGTGATAATCACGCCGCCCGTAGTGTAGTTAGTGCCGCTTACTTCACCAGCAGGAGTTCCCACTGCATACGAAGTTGTTGCCGCGTTAACGGTTGCCGCCGCTGTATATAGCGCAGCTTTAAACGTATCCGCAGTTGTTGCGGCACGGATTGGAGCAACACCAAAGTTATGGGTTGCAGTCATCAGTTCCCCAAGGAACGATGTACACATGGATTGCGTATTTGCCATGATTTATCCTATTGAAGCGGTTTCAAGCGCCGTAAATGGGGAAGTTTTTAGAGTAACGTGGGCAGAACGGTGAACCAACACGTCATCAAGCCAATACTCGACCCAAGCGGTTGACTCAATATCATTATCTATCAAACCCTCTTTTTTCTCTAAAAGGGAGTCGTCCATTTCGCCGTGAATTGTATTAACTAACATATTAGGAACGGATTAAAGCACTGGTTGAGGTGTTTGCTGGAAGAACAATTGTAAAGCTGCTGTTTGAAACGGTTTTGTCAGAACCAAAGTTCAACACTGCAATTGACTTGTTGCTCTTTGTTAAGTTGTAAATCAATGCGCCTCTGCATGTAAACGACACAGAGTTCCAAGTTGGATTAGTAAAACTAAGGTATACAGTTGTACCAGAGGTGTTTACTGTTACCCCGGTCAGCACTACCCCACCAGCAGTGTAGTTTGGGGAGCTAACTTCGTAGTCGCTGGTGTATGCTTGAGTGTCTGCGTTTAAATTTGCTTGTGCTGTGTACAGCGACATCTTCAGCGTGTCAGTAGATAAGTTCTGCTGCGCCGTGTAGCAATCATATTTAAACGATGTGGTGACCGTCTGCGTAATCATAGGACCTTGTACTTAGGCGGTGGGTCACGGAACGAATCACCCTTCTCTTTGGCATCACCCAGTTGTTTGAGCAGAACCATTGAACTCTCCGCTCTACTCTTATAAAGAGCAACCATATCCTGCTCACCCTTCATGTAGGTGGTTGCCTCTACAAGACAGTAGTTAAGCAGTGCAATATCAAAGTTATCACCAAGCCATGTATTACCTGCTGTAACGATTGATTGCGGGTAAAAGAAGTAATTAAGAATCATTGTGTAGACCGCATCCGGCGTCGGGGCTAACAAGAAAGTTAACTCTGCCGGTTGGCTGGTTTGCGGTCCATACAATGAGTAATAAATAGGCAACCCGGTATCGCTTGGATTAGGGTATGCCATTTGCATAAAACTTGTATCTTTGCTTAAAAGATAAGTGTATGCGCCAGTGCCGTCAACAACTGCCAGTGAATACGTTGCAAGCCAATCGTCAGGACAAGCAAGAAAACGGTTGCCAGAACTTGTGACCCCGTTTACGTTCCTACGCAACGATGGCAACTGAACAGAGTTATAGATTGTCTGTTCAGCTTGCTGAATAAACCGATTGAGGATGCTAGGCGTCGTTGAATAGTCAAAGCTATTCTCCGAATAGTTCTGTATCGCCGCAACCAGTTCGGTATACGTCATGCCATCGGGCCTCTAGCCATTGTGCCTTTAGTCGCGCAACCATTACCACGGGTTTTAACGCCAGTGGTTTTTGGCTCTGGATATGGCCTACCGGAGAT